TTAATATGTTAGTAGCATAAATACATCCTTTGTATGTATGTATTTCGTTAGGTAAACGTTTAGCCATATAGCTATTATCTTTGAGTTTTTGTCTAGTAATTTCAGATGGGTTAAGCATACCCTCACCACCATTTGTTAGATTAGCTAGTTTAAATCCTTCATTTTTAAAGAAGTGTATCATTTCTATTTCGTATTCTAAAGCTTCTTTGTGGTTATCAAATTGTTTTAAAATATCTGAAACAAAACCATGTTTATTAACAATATTGTTCCAATAAATATTTCTATTGTCAGTACGTTTATGGCGATAACCTTTACCTTTTCCTATATAGAAAGGCTCAAGAGTATCTTTCTTGAAATGTATGTAGACGTAATGCATCATTGCCTTTCTTATAGGTTTGCTATTAGGTACCGACTAGCAGAAGAAATACTTAGAGTCCATAACCTCACTGAGTACTAGGTTACCTAGCTCAGGTTGATTAAAAGTAAATGTATCCCTATGATTCATAAGGGTATCCTGTATAATGTTAAAGAAGTTTTCAACATCATACTGGGCAATGAAGGTCATCTTAGTTACTTCTTGTAGGAAATCAACCTCATCAGCGTGTGTGCTAAAGGAATCGTGTACGGCACCAAATGAGCCATTAAAGCTAACAATAGTATTAGCCATATGAGCAGCATCATAGGAGTGAACAACATTAGGGCTAATACCCGAAGCAAAGCTTCTCCTACACGGTACCCGTTCACCTGTTTCTTTGTTAAGGACATCAACCTTGATAACGTGCATAACACGACCATCTTTATTCCCTTGAATACCCTTAATAGTTCCCCTTTGTTTTCGTTCATGCTGGAGATAAGCCTTGTATATTACTGGGAACCCTGAAGGGGTTGTCCATGTGAGTTGGTTTCTTCCTGAGTTAAGTTCATGTTCTGCAATCTTTTGTAAGTATTTAGTTGTCTTAAGTGGTCCTGCACAGACTGTGTTAATAGCTTTGATTAGGTTACCTGCTAGTATGTCACACTGTTCTTCAGTGATGTTGTACTTAACAGTAAAACCTTCTACGTGACAATCATCGTACATGTTCTTTGCAATACGCATTTTACCTGCACTGTATGCACGAGTCATTGAGCCTCGTTTAGCAATACCCTTACGGATATGTTTCATAGGCATCTGTTTCTCTTCAAAGTACTCAGGCATAATACCAATAAGTTCTTTAGCTACAGCTACATAGAAGTCTTTCTGGATAGGTGTAGGAACAAGCGACACCAGTGTACCAGCTTGTTTGTCCTTAGACATAGCCGCTAAGTGTTGCCAGCCGTTATTACTACCATCGATAGGGATAGGTAGTCCAGACATAAAAGGTTTACCCTCAGACTTAGCTCTATGGTATCCTACAATTTCATTACAACAAGCTAAGAAACTATATGGCTTTTCAGCTGATTGATCGATCACATCATTTAAACTTGTTGATGTAATAAAACCTAAATGTTGGTTAACCCACATAACGCGGTCATCTAAAGACATCTTATCAAGAGAGATAGTATCAAGACCTTCTTCTTTTAAATAAGAGATATAGTCAGTAGAAAACCCTTGTTGTTTTAATTCATCTACTGTGAATGATTTATTATAACAAGCTGCTGTATGAACACATAACCAGTAGTATCCACGCTCAGTAACTTTCTTTTTATTAGCAAACAAGAACAAGCTACGGGCTAAGTCACTACCTTGGAACTCTAAGAATGATTCTGCATAATACACTCGACCACGGTAGTCACATGAGACTTCCTGATAGAATGTTTTGTCACCAATCATCTCAGCCTTTTTAAGCACTTGCATGTATTCAAAGTACTTACTCATCATACGCTGAAGCTTAGGGTCTTTCTTACCAAGGAACTTAGTACCGTCTGTATGGAATAGTTTCTTAGGTAACTCTAAATTTTCATGGTGAATATTGTATTGTCTTATAACACCATCCTCATCAATCAACTCAAGTATTTCCTTAGGAGTCTGCTCTTGCATAGCTTGTAATACAGGTATATTAAGCTTCCAAGGTTGTTGACGAAGAGTCTCGAGGGATCTTACAAAGGTTTTGTTAAGGTTCTCATGGAATAACTTAGAGTTAGTCCAGCCCTTAATGAAAGGTTCTTTAGTCAATGGACTATACAGACCAGCAATAGGTAACAGAGGTTCAAATGAAGTACCAATCAGTGTTGGTTTAATCTCATCTGCTTGATTAACAATGCGTACCATGTAGGGAGCCTTGTAACCAGCATATTCTCTGAAGATATCAATCAGTCCGTCTTGAAGAAAAGTTTCAAGAAGGAGGTCTCCAAGGCTGAGAGTTGATTTGATATCTGTTTCATCTGCTCCAATTGCTCTTGCAATTCTTTTTCCGATAAGGTCTGAAGCAAAGGTGAGCTTAACTGACGCAGAATGCGTTGCATTTTTGTTTCGGATACAATAGCGTAGTAATGTATCCCAAGACTCGTTGATAAATCTTTCAAGTTCATATTCCCATGTTGGATAGTGTGCTAGAAGGCGAGCACCCTCATTGTAGATCTTATCTGAGTTGGGGACAACCTTCGATACACGTTCAGTAAGATAATTTAATGGATTCATTTATTCAAAGTCAACAAAAGTAGTTTGCATTAAGCGACTAGTATCCGAGTCATATCGAGTACTACCACAGTCACCAGTCATACCCGTGAATCGAGACTTCAATACACGGAGCTTAATTGTGTTACGCATCTGTTCTGTCTCGGCAATCATGTTACGAGCAAAAGCAATGATGTCAAATGAGATTTGTTTAATAGAGCCTGAGCCTTTGATGTCATCGATAGATGGTAAATGACCCTCTTCAAAGGGCTTTTCACCCTTACGCAAGTGAGACACAACACCTAACCAGACATTATGCTTCTTACAGATCTTAAGTAAGTCACTCATGACTGAGTCAACTGCCTCATTACCTGTACGACCTTTAGCACCCTCGGACACAGCAATAGTGATGTGGTCAAGGATAATATACTTACAACCCATTAAGGCTAGGTGTTCAAGCTTGTCAATGAGAGACTCATCTCCAACAGAGCCTTGGTGGTCAAGCAGTACTAAGCGTTCATCACCGAACACTTGTTGGTGAGCAGTATACATTTCAGCTTCTGATACGTCATGCGTTAGTAAGTTCTTACGTAACTGCATACCAATAAACTTCTCAGCTGAGTCACCAATGGATTCCTCAAGTGATACCATACCGATCATATCAGTTGTCTTAGCTAGGATTTCAAGTACAATTTCTTTAATCACTGTACTCTTACCTGAGCCTGTGCCTGATGTGAACAATACAATCTCACCTAGACGCATGCCGTGTATCTTATCGTTAAGAGTCTTAAGACATTCAGGATAAGGTAAAGAGGTAGTCTCTTTCTTACGCTTGAATTGTTCCCAGATAGCTTCACCTTTAACAACACCAGCAGGGCTAAATGTACGTGCATCAAAGATACAGTTCATTAGTGTAGCTGATCCATGCTTAATTAGAACATCACAAGGATCTTTCTCAGGTAATGATGCTACCTTGATCTTATCATAGCCAATGATCTTAGCCGCCTGGTCAGTAGCTTTCTTACCGGGTTCATCTTGATCAAACATGAGTACGACTTCATCGAAGTTACGTAACCATTCACGTTGTTCAAGGATCATTGATGTAGCAGACGCTGATGGTAAAGCTACTACTGGATAGAACCTACCATATTTATCATGTTGAGCTTGTGCTACAGCTAATGCGTCTAATTCACCTTCCGTGATGATAATGCGCTTACCACCCGTTGAAACGTTCTGACCGAATAACTGTACACATTTAAACTCACCGTGAATAAGGAATGTCTTAGGTAGTTTACGCTCTTTATAGGCAACAATATTATTGTCTTTAGTATATGGATAAAAATGGCTACTGATAGTACCATCCTCAGCATACGAAACCTTAACCCCGTAGTGAGCCGATACCGGTTTTGTAATCCCTCGCTCCTGAAATCCTCTTGTGTCATACTCTTTGATCTCCTCTAGTGTGTGCATATCGTAGTTTTCTTTGTGATAAACTGTTGGTTTAAAATTGGGGTCTGTTGGTGCTGACTTACAGCATGAAAAGCAATAGCCGAATTCATCAGCTTCTTTGTATGAGAAGGCATCTGATGAGCTGCACTTAGGGCAAGCGGTATGAATCCATCTTGACATATTAATTCCAGTCTCGGTCTTCTTGAAGTTCCCTGATACGTTGTCTGCGTTCTTTAGCTTGTTGTTGAGTTTCTTTCTTCTTTTTAAATTGATCTTTGAACTCTGCTTTTAATGAGGGTTCATCATCAAATTGTTTAACAGGTTTAATATTCTTTTTCATGATTTAGGTTTTAAAAACTTGACGGCTCCAATGTTGCCATTGTACCAGAGACGTTCTCCATCAGGCGTTTCATCTCTTGAAAGGACTTCACATTGCCATTGCTCATGGACTTCGCTGTATGTAAGGTCTCCAGCTCCGAAGCACCACTTATAGATAACAAACGTAAAAGCCTCACATCCGTATTTTTTAATATCATCAAGCAGCTCTCGGCAACTGGACTGATAACTTCTCCAATCAGATTCCTTACGTGTAACAGTTCTTCTTGATGATCCTGGCTTAAGTTTTCTTGATACACTTACGAGTTGCTTTCTTCCGATGTATCGTCTTCCTGTTTCAAGGTTTTCGATGTAGTAGATGAATCCAAAGGCGTTGTCTGGTCTGTCTGTGAGAGGGAACCAGTGTCCGTAGTCGTTGTCCACGATAGTCTTTCTTTAAGTTCTTCAAATGAGAGTGGTACTAAATCATTAGCCGTCTCTCTAATGTAAATGCAGTTAGCACATTTCAAAAAGAGAGGCTCCCAATTATCACCACATTTTTCTTTCCAGATGTCAATAACCTTTTGCCATAAGAGGTTATTAGGTACACCATTAATAAGCTTCTCAGCTGTCTTTGGTCCTACACCTCTTAAGCCTTGGATATTATCTGTTGCATCTCCTGTTAAGATCTGCATCATAAGAAACCTATAACCGTCTTCTGGTTCAACGTAATACATTGTATCTTTACGGAAGTTATAGTGCCATCCAGGAATACAGTCTAAGTCTTTATCTATATGGCATACAACATAACGTTTGTTATCTTGTAAGGCTAACTCAGCGGCAATACCACAGTAGTCATCTGCCTCACCGTTGTCTGATTGTATAGCGAAGTCCTTAGAGTACTCGTATAGCTCTTCAATACGGTCTTTAACTTCAGGTTCAATAGTATCCTTTCTATTACCTTTATAGGCGGCATCTACTTGATACCTGAAGTTGTCTTTACCTTTAATAAACACAGCACCATTAATAGACCCTGTATTAGTCATAATTTCTTTTAACTTATCGTCAAGAGCCTTACGACATAACGCAGGTGATGGTTGCATGTGTGCAATTTGATACAGAATACTATCTGCGTCAATGATTGCAATGTCGAATTGATCATCTGATTCAATCATCAGTGTACCTCTGCATATGTTTTACCTGTATGAGCATCACCACCCATGCACTCGATACCAAACCACTTAGGTGCTTCGGTGAATGCTTCGATAGATAGTTCAGTTACTTCTTCTGCATACTCATCTTTAGTTACAACAGCAACTTCATCATGGTAGTGTAGAACAAAGTAATGTGGGATGTTACGTTCTTTTAGTTTGTCTCTGAGATATACTGCTGCTGCCTTGCAGCTGACACCTTCAGCAGTCTGTAATAGGTAGTTAAGTACTTGATGCTGAGAGCTTACGAATACCATACGACCATCGATACCTCGGATGAAGGCTTTATCTTTACCGAATGTATTGGAAGTCTTATCAAATAGATTTGATAGGTTATCCTTAAGTTCTTTTAATCCGGGAATTGAATTCTCGAACTTTTCTTTAGCAGTCTTTCCCGTCTTCGCATCAGTTTTACCCGTAAGAATGAGACCAAGTTTACCATCACCACCACCAAACAGGAAAGCATAAAGAAAAGGCTTAGCAAGTTTGCGGCTTGTACCAAGAGCATCTGCATTTCGTTGATGGACATCTCCATTGATTACCTCATTAGTGAATTCATTGTTACGTATATAATGGCAAAGACCACGCATCTGATTTCCAGCTGAGTCAGCACCGACAATGGTCGTTCCTGCTTCGGATATAAGAAGGCTTCGCATCTCTTTCCCATATACAGAGTCAACAGAAGGGAGATTAGCAACGACTTCATGGCGACATCTAAAAGTAGGTGTACCAATAGTCCACATACGACCGTGAAGACGATTGTCTTTACTGTTCTTGACTTCATTGATCCAGCCCTCAAGAATACCCTTACGACTCCTGATTGTATAGTACTCAGATACAAGCATAGCACTGGGACCAAGCTTCTCAAGAGAAGATTCAGTAATCTTAGGTGACTTGTTAACAAACTTACCATTGATTTTCTCCACGTTCCATTCGTCAGGTACCCAGCCAATAGAATACAACCAGTCCTTTACGACTTCGATTGATCCGACTTTACCTTGTTCGAAAGAGATTCTGCAGTAGGGACCTTCAATAGGTCTTTCAGTTCTTCCTGACTCTTGTGGTAGATTAAAGTGTTTAACTGTGGCGACTGTATAGCATCCGTCTTTACGCCAAGCGGGTTCTTTGTATTCGTCTTTTCCATCTGTCTTGATACACCTCATTCCGATTTTAGGTTCAAGTACCATCTCAATAGCATCTAACTTGTTGTTGATCTCTGTCAAGAGTGTTTGAGCTTTAGCCATATCGAACATCCAACCTTTACTACGGATATCAGCTTCGATCTTAGCAAACTCAGTCTCAACTTCAATACCTTTTTTATACAGAGGGTACTTACGAATCAAGTTAGTAGCTTCTTCAGTTAATACTTTGTATACCTTTACGTTGAGTTCTACGTCTCGAATACAATATGTAAGCATTTGTTTACTATACTGGTCGAACTCAGTGAAGTCAAGCTTAGGATAGTTTAACTTAGCACCCCATCCCTCAAGACCATGCTTATGCTCACGCTTATACTGGTTTAGTTGGGATAAGATCCATGTGTCAATTACTTTAACGGTGTCTGGTAGTTTGAATTTAAGGATATAGTCTAGTACTACTAAGTCATAGCCAATAATGTTATGACCAAAGACAATATCAGCCTTGGATATAAAGTCAAGACCTTCAGATAAGCTTGGTAGCTCATCGTCATAGTCTGAGAATGAGTAAACATTCCCGTTGTCTGAATCAACAGCAACAAGACACCAGATTTTATTTACATCTGGAATGAAACCATTAGTTTCAATGTCTACACATAATCGTAGCTTATTCATGTTTATTCCTTTGTGCGTATTAAATATGAATGGTAGTCAGATGTTAGGTTTTCACCAATATAACCAGCATCGGGATATTCATCACACAATAATGCACACGCTTCACGCTCGGCAGAAGCGACAAGGTCGGCAAAACGTTCAAGTTCTTTAATGTCTAACCAACCAGCGTATGAGTTAGGCTCAATGTCAGCCTCTCGTGCCATGCGAATAATGTCTTCTTTGTTCATGTGAACTTATCTCCGTAGAAGGATGTGTATGGAGCTTCGAGCATACGAGCCTCCATTTCAGAAGGATCAAAGAAGTATTGCTCTCTTAAATCTTTTTTGTCATAGTTAAGTCTATTAAACTTTGGTATCTTACGGTTGCATAGGTACTGACATGCATGTACAATTTCATGGGCAAGAATGTTAATAAACTTATCCATGACGTAATGACTTGTTCCCCAATCATTTAATAGCGGATCTCTTAGCTGAATAAGAATTCTGTTATCAGCTTCATTGTAGATAGTTAGACCTTGTTCTACATTGTTTTCTGCATATTCAACTAAGCAAATATGTACTACGAATTTTTTATCCGATACAGTTACTTTGAAACGTTTGCTGTAATCATTCAGGCAATCAAAAAACATTTGCCTTATTTCATTCTCAGCATCAGGTAAACAAGCTACTGTTACACGGATATTTTTAGGACGATTATAGTCCCTCTTTTTCTTTGTCATCTACTATCCTTACGTTAGGTGATCCCAGATCTTGAAGCTCTTTAGCCATCTCCATGACCATCTCAAGGAAGTTATCAAGTTGATCGTTAAGTCCTTGAATGATTGTATGGAGGTGCCAGTTATAAGCACCTAAGCCAAGTACAGTCACAATAAGGATTAAATTTGTTTCATTCATTGTTGTATAGTCCTGTGTTAATCAGCAGCATTGGATCAATGAATGCTTCGTGTAGTTGTGTGTTGTTAATGATTACATTTTGTTTAGTTAAGAACTCAATTCCTCGAGTGCATTTATAAGGGTCTCTATAAACCAGCCGATGAATTCCAACAGCGTAGATAAGCTTAGCGCAATCAATACAAGGGGCAAGAGTGCTATACAGAGTAGCACCCATAGTAGATTGATTAGAGCGGGAAACTTTGGCAATTGCTTGAGCTTCTGCATGGAGAACCTCATGTACTTGGGTATCATTGTTTGTTCCTCGTGGTGTACCGTTGTATGAGAATGCAATGATGTTATCATCTTTAACAATGATAGCACCTACCTTACGGTCTTCTGCATACGACTGCTGAGATATTAAGTCAGCAATACGCATGTAGAACAAATCCCAATCTGTTAGTTGTTTAGCCATTCAAATTTAAAACCTTTGTGTGTTTTTCTTTTACCATTTAAACATAAAGAAACAGTTCCTTGGCTACAACCTATTAGCTTTGCTTCGTGTGTAGTATTAAGGATAATTTCTTCACCTGTACTAACTTTTGTTGCTTTTATTTTACCTTTATAGTTCCAATTATCTTCCGTTAAACGTTTACCTTTTAAAGCTTGGGATAGCTTATCTTTAATTTCTTGAGTAAACACTACAGTAGCTATACCTTTTTTAGCTTCAGATATTTTCTTTTTGTGTTCCTCAGATAATGGCTTGTTTTTAAATGACAAAGATATTTTTTCTTTAGCATCATCTGTATGTTTGTAGCCGGTAATACCATCACCACCTTCAGATATATTACATAAATTGAAGCCAAGATCTTTATATTCTTTAATTAATTCTATTTCTTTAATTAAAGCTTCTTCATGGGTTTCATAGTAAGAATGTATTTCAGAATAAAAACCGTATTTGTTTACTATTCTTTTCCAATATTCAGACCTACCTGTAGTTTGTTTGTATCTCTTTTTATTACCTTTACCTATGTAAAAAGGTTCTTTTGTATCTTGTTTGTAATGTATGTATACATAATGGTCCATATAGCACCTCCTATTAGGTACCGTCTAGTCACTTTGTGATTTCAAGTTCGATCTCCTTATCATAGTCAGACTCTAGTTCAGCTATGCTATCCAAGATATAGTCAAGCTTATATTCAAGTTCATCTGTTAGTGGAACAAAGAAGTCAATAGTAACTCGTACTACACCTTCTTGAGACGTATCAATTAACATAGTATGCCTTCCATTTTAACCATGTATTAGCTTTTTGGTTATAAGCTTCCATAATGTTGTCTTCACTTAGATCAAGATCATCAATTAAGTGATTAAGACAGAACATCAGCTGACCCATCTCTTCCTCAAGCTTTTGCCTGTTACTTTCTTTACCATCAGCTGGATAGATAGTATCAAGTCCGAATCGAAGAACCTTCATAATGTTTTGTGATACTTCATTACATTCTTCTGCTGTTGTATACATTGTATACGCTTTATCTCTGTTCATTGATTTCCTCCGCTTGTACTACGTAAAACATTTCACCGTTATAGTGATTTAAGAAGTCCTCTTTTACTAGTTCATGAATGATTGTATCAATATCAGCCATTGTTTCAGGCTCATAGTTGATTTCAAAGCAACAAGTTACAACATACTTTTTCATAGTTCTCCGTGTGTATCTATAAGGTACCGACTGCGGTTGGCTTACCAGTCTTTAGCTTCTGCCTTGTCTATATAGCCAAATCGAATTAGTGTATCTTTAACCTCAGAAGGTAATTCGTATACACCATCGTAGTCAATTAAGAACATTCCACGATCAAACCAGAGACCTCCACCCGATTCGTCACCAAGCTCTTTATGTTCAAACCAACCATACTTAGTAGATGGACTGATTTGTACCTCATAGTTTTGACCTCCAAGCTTGATATTGAAATCATGTTTAATAGTATTTAATTTTGCCATATCAATTATCCTTATTAAGGTTGTTTGAAAGGTTGTAGTATAGAGGACTCATACGGGTCTTTAACTGCAGAAGCATTATAGTCTCTAACTCTAGCATTTCTTGGTCAGAACCATATGCCAAGATTGTTCGTATGAATCTCGATGGACATTCATTGTATTCAGCCATAAAGCTTTCAGATGAACATACGTATCCGTCATCAGGTTTACCTCGATGTTTACCGATATACTTCTTATCGGTGTCTTTGTTAACCCACATGTATAGGAATGACTCACCTTCTTGCTTATGAGCCTCTTCATCAGAAGCTAAATAGACAGTCTCTTGAGGAGTTCCATCGATGTGGTTCTGCCAGATCTCTTTAACGTAGGCTACCATAGGATCGCCTTTAGGGGCTTTCCAGAAGACTACGAAAGAAGGTTGTCCTTCGTTAGCGCAGAGGTATTCATAGACCCACTTGTTATGGAGACCGCTATACTCTTTACCTTCAACAGACACCTTGACCATTGCTTTGCCAGTACTAGAAGTATAAGTATCAACTTCATCTACAGTGCATTCATAGATGTCGAAGAACTTAATACTTCCAGCGACAAAACGTTTGACCGTTTTGATGTGGTTCATCAGAGAACTTTACCTTCAGTTTTATGTTTACAATTATCCATATGCCAGCGTTTCATGTTAAGTGTATCTCCTTCTTTGTTACAGTGTGGGCATTTAACTTTTTCTTTTCTCATATCTTTGTTTAAATCTGTGTTAGATTTAAGTTTAGCTCTAGATATTCCTGTAGCTTTTTCAGCTTCTCTAAGAGATTTATAGCTAACTCCGTTAACAATTATTGGTGTTGCATCAGCTCTTATTGTAGGATCTCTATTTTCTATTACAGCTTTTACTATTCTACGATAGGATAGCTTCAGTGCTTTTTGAGCATCAGCTATTGAATCATATTTTATATTATTAACTACAATTTCTTTTGCTATTGCTAATTTTGAAGCTAGTATTCTTGCTTCTTGATTAGTTATACTTCCTTCTAAGCATTTCCAAGCAATATAATCTTGCGGTTTACCATATAATTCAAATAGTTCTTTATGTGCTTTTGCATGATCTTCTACTGTAATAGGTTGAGTTAAATTCCAGTTATCGTCTGTTCCACCCATATGTTTTGGTATTATATGGTGCCTATGTAGTGTTTTAGATTTCATATATCTCCTTATCTATTTTTCCTATTAGGCACCGGCTAAAAGGATTACATTACTTTACCTGTTTCAGTATATTTAATAAGTGCTTCTAAGTACCATTTAGCTTTGTTAAGATCTTGTGGTAGCGGATCTTTAAGTTTTGCTCTCATAAGATATTTGTATACTTGACCCATTAAATGCGCTTCTACGCCATTAAAGCGTTCAAGCATATCAACCATGAGTTCCATGTATTGCTTTCCTGCGGCTACGTTCTTGTAGTGTTGTGGGTTTATGTGATCTTTACCGTATAATGATTCTTTTACCAAGTTTTTAAACTCCTGTGTTTTGAATTGTGGTTCTGCATCTGCATATCTATCAATTTCTTTGTTATATTCCTGACCGAACACTTCAGACCATCCTCGTTGGATTTCTTCACGTTCTTTTTCAATATATTTTTTAGATTGAATATCGAAAAAGTCTTCATTATCCCAAGAAGCTAGGATTTTTTTGTATTCTTCTTCAGATATATTTTTTTCAATGAAAGGCATCAGTATACATCTCCGTTTTGGTTAATCT